GCGCTCCTCGTTGCCATACCGGCAGAAGGCGAGGCGATAATATTCAATTTCAGAAGCCCCCATTTCCTCCGGCAGGCTGATGATGAGCTGTGTCATCAGGTGTTCGCCCCGCCGGCCGGCCAATCTGCCATCCGGATAGGAAACGGATTGGTTGGTGAAATCAATGCGTACGGTTCGCATGATGCGTTCATCCTTTCATGTTTATGGAATGGGGGAATTGCTATGCCTGCGGCTCGGAAATATTCGGAGATGCCGGTTGCTGGGCAAGCGCTTCCAGCTCGGCGAATGCGCCGCGTAGCTGCGCCATGCGCTCCCGGCAGGCTTTGAACTGCCTGCTCAAATTCGATTTTTGAAGCGTCAGGCTGTTATATTCCTGCTGGAGTTCCGCCTTGCGGCGGGTAAGATATTCTTGCATAGTATATTTCCTCCACTTGGTTATTCTTTCGTTTCGCTCCACCAGCGTTCGTCTGTTCCCGGCTCTGTGGTGTTGCCGTCGATTTGTGAGGTATATTGTTTACCGTTATGCGTCACCTTGTCGCCGGTGTTGTAAGCGTCATGCGCGCCGGAGGGCCGCACCCAGTCGGGCCATTCGTCCGGCGTGACCTGCGTCCAGAGGGTGGGCGCGGCGCTGGGCCAATTGTCCTCCCGATCCCAGCAATCCGCATTTGCGCGGTAAAGGTTCCCCTCATGGCGGCGCACGCTGCGCGCGGGGATCAGGCCGCCATCCCCGCACAGCGGATCAAAAACCGATAAATAATCCCCGGATGAAAGCAGCTCATCCGGGGCGCTTTGCGCAAGGGCGATATAGCTTGCCCGCATGGCGCGGGCTTCGTCGATGATGCTCATGCGTTTTCTCCTCCCATCAGGATATTGGTTGCGGCGGCGAGCTCGGCATAGGAGGGGGAGGGCAAGTCTTCCTCCACGTCGTCTATGCAGTCCGCAAATTTTTCAGCGATTTCAGGATAGGAATCCGCGTCCTGCGCCTTCATTTTAATGTCCTCGTAGATCATGCGGAGGATGTCGGGAACGCTGCCACCGAGGGGCATGTCCGTAATTCCGACATAATAATCGTCAAGCCGCAAATCCCCTTCAGAAGCTTTCTTGTTTGCGTAGGCTGATATTAGATAGGCCACCTTCTTGTCGGCGTAAAGGTATTCTAGATTGCTGATGCGGAGATAAGCGTTTTGTACATTCAGGCCGCGAAAATGATAACCTGGTTTGATGAGTGCCAATGTAATGCCTCCTTATGGATTGTGCCAGCCGCTTTTATCGATATATCCGCATAGCTGGCCACTGATATAAAATTTAATTGGCGCGCCGTTAATGGAGCGGATATTTGTGTTGTTTCCGTATAAGGCCGCTCCGCTATCGTCTACTCTAAATTTTTCGGTTCCGCCTAAACACAAAGATATGCTACCTCCGGATTTGGAGTAGATCTCTGTGTTGCCAGACTGATTCCCGTTTCCAACGATCGTGTGATTGGATGTGGATTTTCCGATCATCGGCTGCGAAACATCACCTGTTGTCCTGCCATATATGGTTTTACTATTTTCCAGCCTAACACTATCAGATGCCATTATGTATCCATCTAACTCAATTCCATCCGGAGCGCTAATAGAAGCAATTGCACCTGTTGTGCCCATTGATTTGGGTCCGCCAAGATATAACTCTGCTGCTGTGCTTCCGTTCTCGCTTAAAGACCTGATATAAAACGCACGCCGTCCTCCAACCTGAACCTGTTCAAGTGTGCCAAGTTTGACCGGCCTTGCGTAAAAAAGTTCAGTTCCCGATTTATCTCTGAATGATAACGAAGACGTATATAGCGTATTGTTTAAATTATATGATTCCGCATACATATCTGCATAATTTCCCTCAACCTTTAAATTGCCATTAACTCCATTTGAGCCGCCTAATAGTAAGGTGCCAGATTTGATTCTAGACGCGTTTAAGTACCCAGCGGTGATATTTGTCGCATTAATATACAGCTTCCCGTCGCTGCCGAGCCAAAGGCCGTCCGCCTGCGTGGGGGAGAGGGTGTTGACGAGATAGGAGCGGTCTTCCGGGGCGGGCGTCCAGTCGGTGGCTTTTGATCCTTTTTCGAGCTTCATGTGTTCGTATTTTAGGCTGTTTCCAGCCGTGCTTCCGGCAACGCCTGCATAGATTAATAAGCTCAAGGCGGCGCTGCTGGGTGGCGGGGTAAACGAGATTTGCTGCTTGCTATTGGACACATTTAAATACATCGTTTGAATGAGTTTTGCGTTATTTATATCATAGATCAAAACGGATACCTTGGTTGCGCTTCCCGAAATGACGGAAATTTTGCCTACGCTAAACGTGTATTGCGTATTTTCTAAGCCTGTGTATAGGTTGTTATAATACCAATCACTCGTGGAATTGGCAGTTAAAGTTCTTGATACACTGTCCTTAATATAATTCCGGCTTCCAATTTGCAGCCCATTGATCCCACTCGTCAAATCCCCCTGCGTCGCCACCTGGTTCCCCGTGATGCTTAAGCTTTTGACGTTGAGGGAGACGTCGCCCTGTGGGGATATTTTCAGGGTTTCCGTCCCGGATGCATTGGTAACAGTTAGCCCCCGCACATCGAGATAATCCGCAGTCAGCTTGTAGACGTGGAGTACGTTGAGGATTGCAATGCCGTCCTTGGTCACTCCGTATTGCCAGACGGGCTCCCCATCGTTCCATCCGCTATCAGTCCACGCATATCCCCCGGCGTTCCGGGTGTAAATGTACTGAGAATCTTCAAGCGTAGGTTTATCGTGCCAGTAAGCGGTAACGGACATGTCGGGGTTTACGGTTGTCGTGCTATAAAGCCCCATGCTGTTTGCCATTGTTTCGTTGAGTTCAAGGGCGGCTTGTTGCATGGTAGACAACTTGCGGTTGGTCTGCGCCTTCATACGCTCTAAAATGGCCCGTTCTTTTGATGTAAGGGGTGCAGAGGTTGCGTAGCCATTTCGCTGCGTGGTCTCGCCTTTGGCAGCGATTGTGGATTTGCCGTTGTAGGTATACGTGTGCTGATTGATAATTGAGGGGTGTGTTATCCCTGCGGCGTCGACGTAGGAGATGCACTCCATCTGCCAGAGATGCGGTAGCCCCCGCGCCTGGCAGTTATATGGGCGGTAGGTAAACCCGATCAGCTGATCTCCGAGAGCTTTGGCAACCGACTGCAAATTGTCCTGAGCGAGGAGGTTTCCCTCGATGCACAGAGCGTACGTGTCCGAGCCAGATAAATAGACTGTTTTCCCTTCGTCGTTTGCCGTGATTTGTACACCGGTGATTGTAATATCGTTTTCCTGCATGTCAGAACTGATGCGATCATCCGCGGTGATCTGGGTCGAGCAGCTCTCATACCAGGACAATCGCAATTTGCCGTCCCAATCGATCCACGCGCAGCTCCCGGTCAGCTCTGCAATCCAGATGATAATTTGATGGTATGTGATCCCGTCTTCTGTCGGCCGGGTAGCTGGAGAGTAGGCTGAGTTCAACAGATCGCTGCCCGGCGTTGCAAGAGGTACGTTGCACTTCGCGCATGCGTCAGAGAGGATCTGATACAGAGATGCAGGATATGTCATGCTGCTATCGTATACACGATCAAACCGAGCCATGCGATCAAGGGCCTTAATCGAGATCGTGGAGAGTTTTCGGGGCGGCTCGTCGACGGTATAGTATCCTATCGGTATGTATTCCGTCGTAGTATCTTCTAGTTTGATGCCCAGACGAACGTAAAGCTCGGCCCCTTCAAACGCAAAACCATCAAATTTCCCGCCGTCGTTCCACAGCTTCATCGTTAATTCGGATGATATAGCACTCCCAAGCTCAATCTGGTTCCCGGACACGGACATGCGGGATATTTGTAGGCTTCCGGGTAAGATGGCCTGCTCAGTGAGTGTGATATTTCCGGACACGCCGGAAGCCTCTATAGAGACGCTCAAAGGCTCTCCGCGCCGGATACAGTCAAGCGCGTGCTGCGATATTTCCATACTAAGCGTCCCTCCATTTTGTTTGTTTCGTGGTGAGGTCAAATTCAATGGTTTCCCAATACACTTTGCTGCGTTTCATCATAGGAGCTGGCACGTCTCCTGTATACATTTCCTCTACGATCCATCCATACCAGGGGGACAGAAATTTCACCCAAATCCCTTGCAGCCGGTCGGGGTCAAAAGCATTTAGGATTGTTTTCCCCTGCTCAAAAGTTGGCTCTTCCCATCCGATATGGATAATTTGATCGCGACCGACAAAGTCCGGATGCATATAATACGATTCTGTTCGCGTCGCAGTGTCTTTAGACAGCTTTTTCCCACTGACGCTATAAATATGCGGAACGGGAACATATAAATTGGGCCCGTTTTCACTGTGCCTGACCCACTCAATCGGGTTAACCGATTCCATGATTACACCTCCACGGGAATGATCGTTTTGCCTGCTCTCTGATTCGCTCGCTGGGCCGCTGTGATAACAGTTTCCCCCGTTATTGTTCCGTCAGGTAGCATTACGTAGATGCGCCAATCCCCGCCGTTTGGCTTGCCCATCTCCTCCCGGAAGATCTGGCGGATCAGGCTTTCCGGAGCCTCGAGGTTACGGCCATGCTTCTGGTCGCCGAGGATAGCGGCGAATTGTTGGTTAGGCGGGATGACAGCGCCTTGGGCAAGGCGTGGAATTTTGGCTTGCGGGACTAGCGGGATATTGAATCCAAGCGACTTACCGCCAATTCCAGGTACCCAATCAGGCACATCAAGACTGAGCTTGTTGATACCGCGAACTAATACGTTGATTCCCTTGATGAAGAAATTAATAAAGGATTCAATGATGGAAATCCAGCTATTAACG